CAACTTTCTGACACCAGATCAGCCCGTATGCCAGCTTTCTTTGAACACAGCAATGTCAACCTACCCCAATACGCTTGAGCCTTTACTTGGCCCAAACATAAAGTCAGTCCTCCTAGAACTGGAGGAAAAATTTCCACCAGTTAACCCACATCCTAAAGAAACTATAGGAGCAATTATGTATAAAGCAGGACAACGCTCAGTCATTGAGTGGTTAAGAAATAGATTAGAGGAAGATTAAATGGCTACTAGATATACAAAAACGGATACTAGGAGCAACGATTCTCGTTGGAGGAGTCGAAGCCATACTGATAGAAAGATTGAGAATTTATGGCAGCAGAAAGCTATTGCTAATATTGAGAACTATCTTTATGGAATCAATTGGAGTAATCTTGGTGGTAGTAGAGAAGTCGATGCTCTAAGAAGACAGTTAGAAGCTAAATTAAATCAGACAAGAGTTGATGTTAGTAAAACTCAGAAAGCTATAGGTGGATGGCAAAATCAACTATCTGGAACTAAACAAGATTTATTAAACCAACTTTCTGGTGTACAAACAACATTTAGTTCAGAGAGAGCGTCGGTTGCAGATGCAATACGAGCAGCTGAAGCTGGTTGGGCAGACGATGTAGCTGCTTGGAATCAACAAGGAGCTGACTGGACTAAACAATTCTCTCAACAACAGAGAGAACATGAAACTCAATTAGCTGAATACTTAGCTGAACAGCAAGGAGCTTTTCAATCACAACAAGCAATATGGGGTAAGCAATCTGCTGCAGATAGAGCTGCATGGGAAACACAATCTGCTCAAGATAGACAGGATTATGCAACTCAGATAGAAGCATATGATTTAAGATCCAAGGAAGAGAAAGCAGCTTGGGATGAAAGATGGCAAATTAGCCAAGAAGAATGGGATAAAAAGTCAGAACAAGAAAAAGCTGACTGGTCTCAACAGTATGAGACAGCAAAAGCTGAACAGCAGCAAAGACATGCTGCACAAATGGAAGAGTTGAAGTCTACCTTTGCTCAACAGCAAGAAGATTTTAGATTAGCTGCTCAACAAGAAAGAAAGACTTTAGAAGCACAACTTGGAACACAGTATACTGAACAGTGGAATAGACAGCAACAAGATCTAACAAGTACATATGAAAACTTATTAAGTCAAGCTACTACTGATGCTGAAGCTGCTAGATTAGAACAAGCTAGAGACTTTGAACAAAGACAACTAGATCAACAAGCAGCTTGGAATAAACAAGCACAACAATTAGCTACACAAGATGAACTATATGGTGCAAGATTAGATGAGTTGAAGACTGGTTTAGGATTGCAAACAGATATGTATTCTAGACTAAAAGAACAGAGTGCAGAAGAGCGTAGTATACTAGGACAACAGTTAGGTGCTTTAGGTACTCAGTTTACTTCTGATCTAGGTTCTTTAAGTTCTAGACTTGGTTCTGATATCGGTGCTTTAGGTACTCAATTAGGTTCTGATATATCTTCACTAGGTCAAACAAGTGAAGCAGCTAGAAGTCAACTTGGTACTGAATTAGGATCTCAAATATCCTCACTAGGTCAAGCAAGTGAAGCAGCTAGAACTGAATTAGGTTCACAACTTGGTTCTCAAATATCTACTTTAGGTCAAACAAGTGAAGCAGCTAGAAGTCAACTTGGTACTGAATTAGGATCTCAAATATCTGCAATTGGACAGACAGGAGAAACTGAACGAGAATTTATTAAAGGAGACATAGCTGAAATACAAAGTAACTTTGATACTGCTACAAGTGAAGCAGCTGCTGAAAGAAAGAGTCTTCAAGATGCAGTTAGGCGTAGTCAAGAACTAGCTATCCAAGCTCAAGAAAGAACAAGAGTAGCAGCATCCTATGGTTCACAAGGTAGACCTACTAACCAACAAGTTCAAGGTGTCAGAACTATTAATGAATTAACACCAGCTGGTAAGTCAGGCTTGGGAACACGAGGAGCATTCAATCGTAAAGGATTAAGAATCCGTAACTTAAACATATAAAACAATGACAGCTAAATATAGGTATGATTATTTATCCAGTGATCGTTCCCAGTTTCTAACAGAAGCGGAAGACGCAGGGAAACTTACCCTACCTTATTTAATTCGTGGTCAAGAAGAACATTCAAAAGGCATGAAGCAACTTAATACTCCTTGGCAATCCGTTGGAGCCAAAGGAGTTGTTGCTTTAGCTAGTAAATTATCTCTTAGTCTTGTCCCACCCCAGACTAGTTTCTTTAAACTACAATTAGATGAATCACAATTAGGGGAAGAGTTTCCGCCAGAAGTAAAATCAGAACTTGATCTATCCTTTGCAAAGA